GGTAATGCTCTTTATCAAGGAATTACAGGAGAGCCGGGACCGTTTGGAAGTGGGTCTGGTATTGCAGAAGGAAATATAGGAAAAATACTTTTTGATCCTGATGATATTTTGGGTGCTTTCGGAGTGGATATTTTTAAAGAAGGCGGTCAGATAAAGAAAAAAACTAAGACTAAGAAAAGAGTTGTTCGTGGTGTAGGAGCAGCTAAACGTGGTTACGGTAAAGCCACTTATTCTAAGAAAATGTACTGAGGAGATTTGATATGGTTGCAGCGGTAAGAAAACTTGTAAGTAAACGTGGTCGTAAACGTAAATCAAGAGGTGTTAAAGCCGCCACGCCTGAACAGAAGATGGGTGCTAAAGAAGCTAAGATGAAGCTTACTGACTTTAAAAAACTTTCAGACGCTCAACAGAAAAGATTTATTAAAGAAGCTCAAGATGCTAACAAGCCAAAGAAAAAGAAAAAGCCTACGGTAAAATATAGTCGTAAAGTTCAAAGAGAAATAGATCGTTTAGAACAGGAGCAAATAGCAGACAAAGCGAGAGATATGGGTGAGGACACTCTTCCCCGTCGCCGTGCTACTGGTCCTGAAGGAGAAAAGAAGGTAGAGCAGGGGCCGCTTCTTTCAAAAGTTCCTACTCCCACTAAAAAAGAAATGTCTCCTGCCACACGTCGCCGTCTTGGTAAGTCTGGTATGCTTAAACGTGGTGAGTACGCTCCTCCTGCCAGCATGGTAGGCGAAGAGATGGGCATGGGTGGTAGAGGCAGTGAGATGATGCCTACTGGTAAAGAACTTGAAGAACTAATTTCAAGTGGCTTTGAGATTAAAAAGTATGGTGGTAAAGTAAGGCGTCGTATGGGTGGACAAGTACGAGGCTACGGTAAGGCTCTTCGTGGTTACTAAAGAATTTTTAAAACAGTATAATAAATCTGTTCAAGAAGGATATGATGATTATACTTTAATAGATCATTCAGCTACTAGACCTAATAAAAAAGACTATAAAGATTTTAATGAATATATAAATAGTCTTTGTAACTATATAGGAAAAAAGTTTAGGTATACATATGGCAGTAAAGCAAAAAAGAAAACCCAGTAACATGAAGGGCATTACGATTGGTAGGGGAATGAAGCGTCCTACCAAGTCAGGTGCTGGTATGACTAAGAAGGGTGTGGCTAAATATCGTAGACAGAATCCCGGTTCTAAGTTAAAGACTGCTGTAACTGAAAAGAAACCTACAGGCAAACGTGCATCAAGACGTAAGTCATACTGTGCAAGGTCTGCTGGACAGATGAAGAAGTTTCCAAAGGCTGCTAAGAATCCTAATAGCAGACTAAGACAAGCTCGTAAAAGATGGAGATGTTAATGAAAAAAGCAGTAGATGCCCCTAAAGGATTTCACTGGATGAAGTCTGGTAAAGGATTTAAACTTATGAAGAATCCTACTGGTGGCTATGTAGCACATAAAGGTGCTTCAAAGAAAGCAAGCTTTGAGGTCCAGAAGATACATAAGAAATGATTAAACGTAAGAAAGGCGGCACAGCCACTAAACGTGACCCAAAGAAGTGGGCAGCGGCAAAGGCCAGAGCAAAGCGTAAGATGGGTGGTAAGCACTCTGCCAGAGCTATGCAGCTTGCTGTTAAGTATTACAAAGATTCTGGTGGAACTTATAGCGGTAAGAAAAAGTCTACTAATAAACTTTCAAAGTGGAGCAAGCAAAAATGGAAAACCAAATCGGGAAAACCATCTGGCAAAACGGGAGAAAGATATTTACCGGAGAAAGCAATCAAGTCCCTGTCGTCAAAGGAATATGCAGCGACCACCAAAGCAAAGAGAAAAGGGACTGCTGCCGGGAAGCAGTTCGTGAAACAGCCAAAAAGAATAGCGGCTAAAACAAAAAGGTTTAGAACATAATGGTTACAATTCCCTCCATAACTGCTAGAGGCATTCACGAGCCTTTCTATCTTCAGGTAGCTAGAGGTCAAATTTTAGAACATAAAACAATTTTTAAGTTTGGCTATAACCCAGACGTAAATGGAACAGAAGAAACTATTTGGGATGTAGGCGGTATCTATGCTTATCCTAGTTCTGCTGTTGTTGTGACGGTAACTACAGATGCAGTTACACCAGCAAATGATAACGGAGTTACAGTTATCATAGAAGGTCTTGATGGAGACTTTAATGAAATATCTGATGAAGTAACTCTAGCTGGTGCTGGTACGGCTGAAACTACGAAGACATTCTTCCGTGTAAACCGTGCTTATGTTTCAGGCTCACAAGCACCAACCGGCAACCTGAACATTACTAATGGCGGGACTACATACGCTCGTATTACCCTTGGCGAGAACCAGACTTTGATGGCACTTTGGACTGTTCCTGCCGGATACACAGGATTTTTAGATCATGTCAACATTGCTACAGGTACAACAAATGCTAACCAGTACATCACTGCTGAGATTGTTCAACGTCAACTAGGCGGTGTGTTTCGAGTTATGATGAAACAAACTCTTGGCTCTGGTGGTGTTGCAGATTTTATTATACGCTATCCAATTTTAGTCCCTGAAAAAACTGACTTAGAAGTACGAGCAGTATCTTCTGGATCAAATAATTTAATTTCTGCAAACTTTTCAATGGTGTATATTAAAAATCCTTATGAGGTATATTAATGGCAGTATCAGGAACATATGACTTTAACCTTGATATAGACGAGGTTATACAAGAAGCGATGGAGATGATCGGGGGTGAAGATACTCTTGGTCACGAACCTGCTTCTGCACGTCGATCTATAAATTTAATGTTGCGAGATTGGCAAAACCGTGGTATACTATTATGGACTACAAGTGTATCATCTTTTACCGTGACTGCAAGTACTACTTCTTATGATCTATCTTCTTCTACTATAGATGCTCTTGAAGTTGTTCTTAACAGAGATAATACTGATATTAAATTAGAACGTATAACACCTGAAGAGTTTTTGCTTATTCCTAATAAAACACAAACTGGAAGATCATCTCAGTATTCTATCAGAAGAGGTAGAGATAATCCTGTCATGTCTGTCTGGCCTATTCCTGAGAACTCCACAGATGTTTTAAAGGTTGAAGTATTCAGTGAGCTTACAGATGTAAATAAATCAGCAGATCAGAATGCTGATGTTCCTAAAAGATTTTTACCATGTCTTACTGCTGGACTATCTTATTACATGTCAATGAAAAGATTTGGTGTAGATGCTGGTCGTATACAAATGCTAAAGGCAAATTATGAAGAGTGTCTTGCCAGAGCTATGCAGGAAGATAGAGAAAGAGCTTCAATGCGTGTTGTGCCAAGACTAAGGTATATCTAGTGGCTAGTACTAAGAACGCACTTGCTATGTGTGATACATGTGGGTTTGTGTATCCACATCGTGTTATGCGAATGAACAGTTATGGGATGCTGGTATGCCCAGAAGACTTTGAAGGACAGTTTGATTTGAAGAACCATCCTCAAAATCATGTGCCTGATGTAAGAGATAATCCAGCTATTCTTAATCCTCGTCCCGATACAGGTGGGCGTAATCTTACATGGAGTCAGGCCAGTACGGCATGGGGATCAACAGATAAGTATTGGAATCTAATATGAGCGATTTAACAAGTCAACTAATATCAAACACATATAAACAGATTATACTTGTTAGTTCTTCAACTAGCAATACTGGTGTAGATACTTCTCTAAAAGCAGTTCAGACAGGTGATGGAACTAACACTGCCCTGAAGGTAGCTACTAATGCTGTACAGATCACTGGTGCGTTGGGTGTAGGTGGTGCTGTATCTCTGGATGCAAATCTTCATGTAGATGACAAAGTATGTGCCAGTGCTTTCTATGGTGATGGATCAAATCTTAGTGGCGTAACTGCTACGATTGCTGGTAACATATCAGTAAGCAATGCCACAGTAGGTGGCAATCTTTATGTAGGTGGTACTGCCACAGTTGCTGGTGCGGCACACCTACAGTCAAGTCTGTCTGTTGCAGGGGCTGCTCAGTTTGCCAGTACTGTTACTGTAGTAGGTGCAGCACAGTTCCAAAGCACTGTAACTGCTGTTGGTGCAGCTACTTTTAAATCTACAGTTACAGTAGAAAATGTAGCAGCCCTGAAAAATAACGTAACAGTTGGTGGTACGTTTAATGTAGCTGGCGCAGCCACCTTTACTTCTAAAACAGAGTTTGATAATGATGTATCAGTCAGTGGTCGCCTTGATGTTGCTTCTTCTGTTTGTGTAGGAGGTATTGCAAACTTTGCTACTGATGTATCAGTAAGTGGAAATATAAATGTAGTTGGTAATGTAACTGCTGCGTTTTATTACGGAGATGGTAGAAATCTAACTAATATAGAAGCTGAACTTGGTACTGCAACAAACATCTCTGTATCAGGATTTGTTAATGTAGGTGGTAATCTTTCTGTAAGTGGTACATCTAATATAGTAGGTGCTGCTAGTTTTCAGTCAACAGTTACAGTTGTAGGTGCTGGTACGTTTAAAGATGATGTATCAGTTAGTGGTAATACTAGATTACTTGGTACAGTCACAGTGGGTGGAGCGGTAAGCCTTGCATCAACTCTAAGTGTAGGTGGTGCAGCTAACTTTGGTTCAACAGTAACAGTTGCTGGTGCGGTTAGCCTTGCATCAACTCTTAGTGTAGGTGGAGCAGCAAACTTTGCATCTACAGTTACAGTAGTTGGAGCAGCACATCTTCAAAGCACAGCTTCAATAGCAGGTAATACTGTACTTGGAGGTACACTCAGAGTTGCAGGAGCAACATCACTGGAGGGTGCTGTTGATCTTAATAGCACACTTACTGTGGCAGGAGCAGTGTCACTTGCATCAACACTATCAGTAGGGGGAGCAGCAAACTTTGCAAGTACAGTAACTATTGCTGGTACAAATATTCAAGCTGCTAATGCAAGAGTATGTGCCAGTGCGTATTATGGTGATGGTTCTAATCTTACAAATGTAGTTATTAGTGGAAATATATCTGTCAACAATGCAACAGTTGGCGGAAACTTGCATGTTGGTGGAACAGTAACTGCTGTTGGTGCTGCTATATTTAATAGTACAGTAACTGTCTCTGGTAATGCTACATTTAAAACAAATGTTTCTGTAAGCGGTAATACCAATCTTGGTGGAACTGTAACAGTTGCTGGTGCAGTCTCACTAGCCTCTACATTGTCAGTGGGTGGTGCAGCTAACTTTGGTTCTACAGTGACTATAGCGGGAGCAGTATCTCTTGCATCTACTCTTTCAGTAGGCGGTGCTACAAATCTGGCAAGCACTGTAACAGTTGTGGGCGCTGGTACGTTTAAAGATGATGTATCAGTAAGCGGTAACACTAATCTTGGCGGCACAGTTACTGTTGGTGGTGCAGTTTCACTAGCATCTACTCTAAGTGTTGGAGGGGCATCAAACTTTGGCAGCACTGTTACAGTAGCAGGAGCAGTATCTCTAGCCTCTACTCTTAGCGTTGGTGGAGCAACTAATCTTCTTAGCACAGTAACTGCTACAGGTAATGCTGGATTCTTAGGCACAGTACGAGTAAGCGGTGCAACAAGTCTTGAAGCTGGTTTGGTTGTTGGCGGTAAGGCAGAGTTTGATAGTGATGTATGTGTATCAGGAAACACTC